GTAATTGACGCCATGCCGAAGATAATGCAATCTTCAGCTTCTCCATGATGTCCGGTAAGGTCATAAAGATACTCTCTCCTGATCTGTGCATACGTTACAGGTATATTTGCATTCAAATAGGCCATAGGTCATATAGTTCCTAGTTTACTAAAAAATATATGGCAACAACAACTACCACTACTGCGATAGATACTTTTGGATGTGCTTGTGCCAATGTCCAAAGTTCTTTTACTTTTTTCATAATTATCTCCTTAATGTATGTCACCCCAGTTTTTACCGGATTCATAGTCTACCTTGTTAGGTATCTCCAAGTCAACTGCAGATTCCATAATCTCTGTTATTTGTTTAGCTTGTTTATCACTTTCTACAGAAATATCCAGCTCATCGTGTATTTGTATATGAGGAATTATTCCTTGTTTATATAGTTCTAGCATAGATTTTTTTGTCATATCTGCGGCAGACCCTTGAATTAATTTGTTCAAAGCTTTGTAGGTATATGCTCTTCTAATACCTGGTCCATGTTCTTGAACAGCTTCATTGAAAGGTAATGCTTTATGCATACCAAAACTATTAGGTTCCCAAAGATGGAATCTGCATAGTCTTCCACCTAAAGTTCTAATCTGTCCTCTGTGCTGTGCTCTATTAGAAACAGATTTCATTAAAGTTTTAACAAAAGGAACTCTACTGTGATAAATAGAAAAAAGTTCTTCTGCTTTTTCTTTACTGACTCCTAGTTCTGCTTGAAGTTTAGCTTTACCCATACCATAAAATAATCCTAGGTTAATTGTCTTAGCTTGTGTACGTGGAATATCAGCCATCTTTGCAACGATAGTGTGAAAGTCTGCATCACCTTCAAGGTAAGCATTCTTTACATTAAAGACGCTTGCGTCTTGATCCAGGGATGCATAGTGAACTACTAATCTTGGTTCTTGTTGATTGTAGTCAAAGCATCCCCACTCGCAATTTGATTCTGGAAGAAAGAGGGATCGAATCAAAGGACCTAAGTCTTTATTACGAGCAGGAATTTGTTGTAGATTCGGATTAGAATAACTAAACCTTCCGGTTACGGTTCCCCCGCTGTCCGATCTAATTTGATTAATGTCTGCATGTATTCTACCTTTGTGTTCATATTTAATAATGGTATCAATGAAGGTAGTATGTGCCTTGTTTATTTCTCTGGCTTTTGCTATAAGTTTAACTAAAGGATGTTCATGAGACGAAAGGAAATTTTTTGTAAATGATGGAGAATTTGTTTTGGCGGTTCGCTCATATGGTAGGGACAGTTTTTGAAAAACTTTCTCAATACTGCGTGCTGCCCATATTTGCACATCTACTTGTGTTTCTTTTTCTATCTTGTGTAATAATTCTTTTTCTTGTTCAGCTAATTGTGACTTTAATTTATGAGCACCTTCTACGTCTACACGAACTCCTAAAAATCGCATATCAACGAGGCAAGGAAATAAGTCTGTCTCTAATTCAAAGATAGACCCTAGATCCTGGTCGCTTATTTCTTTTTGCATGACTCTCCATAACGCTAAAGTTATTTCTGCGTCACGTTCTGCATAGTTACCGACATACATCGCTGGTAACTTCCACATATCTGCTTTAGGATTAATTCCCCATTCCTTAGCAGCATTATTTAATTCTGTTTCGTTTTTTCCTCGGCCAACATAATCCCAACCCAATGATCCAAGATCAAATCTATATCTATTTTCATTGACGAGTGATGCTGCAATCATGGTGTCATAAAGATTACCATTTAATTTTATTCCCATCGCACGAATCCAACACACATCGTACATTGCATTGTGAAAAACTTTATCCGATTGAGATCCACAAACGTCTCTAAACCATTGAATTACCTTACTTTTTTCGAGGTTTCCCCCACCTTCATGATCGAAAGGAAAGTATCCTGAGTAGCCATCAACGGCCACCGCGATACCTACAACTTTACCTTTACCAGTTACAGAACCTGATCCCATTGATTTTAAATCTGGATCCTGTGTTTCTAAATCTATTGCAATTGTATCTGCTTGTCTTAAGTCTGGAAATTCAGTAGGCTTAACCCACTCTGTTTGTGCTTCAATCATTTAGTTATTATTCCCCATGAGTTGTCTTTATCTTCGTTTGGTTTATTTTCTTTTTCAGTTTCGTAATCTCTTTCAATAATCATTTCAATAAAGTGGATTGCTTTTTGTAGGTCTTGTTTTTTTCCTTTCATTCGATGTCTCAAGATATATTTTATAACGCATCCTTCCGGATAAAGCAATTCATTTTCAATTACAAATTTACTTGGCTGAATTTTAAAATTTTGATAATGGGATCCTCCGATTTGTTTATCATATGGGTTTTTCATATTTTAAATTCCTTTAGTTTGTTTTTTGATTTTATTAAAAATAAATTCTCAATTGTTCGGGTCATTCCTACATACCAAACTCTGAATTCTTCTTCTTGTTTTGCTTGAGATTTTTTAGCGCCTTTGATAGTATTCGCTGTTTGGTTTAAATATAAAATTACATTGTGTGCTTCTCCACCCTTCGCTCCATGAATTGTAGAGACTTTTATTCTTGGTTCTTTTAATAAATCTTCCCCATTATCTAACATCGCACGCATATAATCTCTTTTAGAAATAGAAACATTATTAAATGCTTCATACCAATCAGCTTGAAAATCTATTGTTTTACTTTTTATATTTTCTAAAATTCTTTGATGCTGAATTTCAGGAAGAGATTCCCCTTCTTGAATTTTTTTCCAATTTAAAATATCTTCGTATAAAGTTTTCCCCATACTATTCCCTTGATAGGTATTAAAGAAGTAACCTTTTCTTTTTAAATATGCTGGAATTTTTTTTAAAAGAGAATTGGTTCTAGCTAATATCAACCAGTCTCCTGTACTCATATCAATTCCATTAATACTAAAACGTTCATGGATAAAACCTAAATCATTTTTAGGTAAATAATCTTTAGCTAATCTATTAATATAGATTCTAGAAATAATACTTAATGCTTTTTGTTGAATGACTTGAGGAACTCTTTCCGATTTATCTAATAAAATTTCTCTAGACTTCCATTTAATAAAAGAATCAACATCAGCTCCAGCCCATCCAAAGATAGCTTGATCATCATCACCTGCAATCCACACATCACAATTAGTATCTTCTTCAATTTTTTTAATCATAGACCATTGAATTAAAGATAAATCCTGAGCTTCATCGACAAAGATAACTTTAAATTTGGGTGTATTTCCTTTGTCTAAAAATTGTTGAATCATATCAGTAAAGTCTATAAGGTTATGGGCATTTTTATAATTATTAATTTCTTTTTCTATTCCAATTAATTTTCCTCTACTAATCCAACTTAAATGTTCATTACGATCAAATTGTTGTTCGGCAGTAATCTGTCTTACTCGTGCTAGATTAATGAGACTTAGGTATTCACTACTAGAAGAAAAGATTCCGTTAAAGTTATTAGCCTCATAGGACGCATACTTAATTTGAATACCACAGGTCTCTCCAATTGCTTGGTAGTTCCCTTCTTGCATTACGTTTTCTTCCTTAAGCCCTAGATTATTAAAGGCTAAAGAGTGTAGTGTTTGAAAATATTTAATATCTTTTTTAGTAAGATCCTCATTCTTGGCTAAGAATCTATCTCGTGCTTCACTTGCTGCTTTACGAGTAAAGGCAAAATAACCTATCTGATCATGTGGCACCCCGTTTTGTACATACTTATGTACTTCATTTAAAAGTCTTCTGGTCTTTCCTGTTCCTGGTGGTCCTACTACTTTATACCTCATTAATAATTAGTTCCTTTTCGGTCTATTGGTTTATGTTCTATTTGTGGTGTAAATAGCTGAGATAGTTTACAAACTTTTAAAGTTTTACCATCAACATTTAAAGAGTGATCGAACTCTACATTACTTCTGTCTTTTAATTTTTGTGCTATTTTTTCTTCAGGAATCTTCCATCCATTACCTAGGTGTTCAATAAAGGAAGTAAATCTAAAGTAATGAAAACCTTCTTCAGTAAAGCAAGATCCATTATGTATTTGTCTTCGCTCTTGTGCTTGTGGTCCATTAATACAATATTGATATAGTTCTTCTTCGAGTCTATCTTCTAGTTGAGTTCCTTTAGGTGGTGTAATCTTTTGTCCATTCTTACGCCATTCATTTAATTTTGCTCTAAAATCTTTTGGTTTAAGTGGTTCAAAGTACACACCAGTTTGTTGCCACACTAAATTTAAAACTTCTTTCTGTGTTGTCATTAGTTTTGTATTACTTATTATAACTTGAATCTTGTCATCATTAGGCATAATGACATTGAATCTGTACTCTGGTTCTGCATAAGCTATCATTTCAAAATCTTGAATCTCTGGAAAAACAGAAATGCTATCTGATCGTACACCGAATGGTCTTTTATAACATAGACCTCGCATACATTTATCTTTAATAGGTTCTTCATAACAAGTGTGACCTGCTGTTTCACCTTTCCATGCTTTAATTTTTGAATCTAGTTTTGCTTTATCCCAAGGGTGTTCTAGATAACTATAGTTGGCTGCGGATACTTGGTCTGGCCACTTATCTTTATATTTCTTTTTAGCAAAGACCATGTAGTTATACATAAATCGATCTCTACCATCATCTAATTTAGTTTTAGAACATAGGGCTAAACACGGTGGACCATCATCAAATTCAGTGTTAGTTCCTAATAAAATATTTGTATGAGTTTCATCGACAAGTTTATCTAAAGTTTCTTTATCAATTTTAGATTCATTGGCGTATTTAATAAATTGTTCTACGGATAGTTTAGAATTATTCTTATCTATAGCATATCGGTTAGATTGTCCGTTGTTGTAGTAAGGAAGATTAATAAAGTTCCCTGGTTTTACGTCTCCTTTGTCATCCTTCTGTAATTCTTTCTGTTTAGGAAAAACCTCGGTAGTTGGTTTTAATCCCAGTGGAAGCAGAAAAGCTTTTAGGGCTTCTATCAAATCCACTGTTGGTATTGGTTCTTTTAAAAAGATATAACAATGTAAGCCACCACTCTTAGAGAGTATGGGTACTAATGGTAATTTATATTGTTGAAATAATGCTAAGTAGTTTTCTACTTTAAATGACCCATAATCTGGTGGATCTACATCTATACATCCAAATTGTGCAGTTTTATCTATTCTGCATGGTTGGATTCCAATTGATTTTTTTCCTTGTAAATGATTTCTATAATCATCATTAGTGACAGGTCTACCTGCCCATTCATAATTCGGTTTGATTTTATTTTTTTCAGAGTCTAATTCTGTCTTTGACATGTCAGCCATGCCAAAATCCCCTTCATATCCTTTAAATAATTCTATAAACTCTTTTTCCATAACGATCCCAGTGTTCGGGCGAGTTCCACTCTCGCTTTCCTCGCCCTATTTTCTCAAGAGAAAAACTAATAATTAGCTTCTTCTTTTGTTTCTGCTGCAGCGCTACTTTGTTTTAAAGAGTTATGGAATTCTCTAGCCATCTGATAGACAGATGCATTATCCACTTTTCTTAACAAAGATACTCTGTATCCGTGCCAAGTAAAACTGCCAGAGTTTTCAACAGAATTTAATTTATAAATTCTAGAAAACATAGGCGCAGGAACATTTTTATTTGTTTTAGGATCGCTTTCAAACTGATCCTGCATCAAAGAGTTCCAACCTCTACTCACTTTTAATTGAGTAGATTTCATAGCCATTAAAGCTTTTTCTGGTTTCTCTCCGTTGATGATAACAAAGTGATTAGCTGTTTTGATAATTTCATTACCATTATCCAAAACATCTTTTCCTGAAGAACTCTTTTTAGTTTTAGCTAAAACTTCTGGACCTCTATCAGGACTCACAGGTCTACCTTCCTTACGTTCGAAAGGTGCCCATTCTGGAAATGTTAATTTGTAGAAACAAGGTATTACTTCAATACCTTTTTCTCCATTATACAGTTTTTTTGTAACTGTATTATAGAACATTCCAGCTTCTGCTCCTTCAACATAGTTCGCATGTTTCTTTTTAGTCTCATCCGAACCTGTTTGTAATAACTTAAGAAATGGTAAAGCTAAATCGTCTTTATCAATATTCTCAAGTCCTGCTCCAGCATCACTGATAAAATCAATTTTTGCTGGTAAGTTACCTTCTTTTTGTGTCGTAACGTTGTTGCTTGTCTCTTGTGACATGTTATTTGCTCCTTGTGATTTTTGTTTTGTTTCCCTTAAACAGGTTAAAATGTTCAGAAGGCAAGTCTTGCTTTGCTTCAACTCGCTCTCTGTACAGTGCTTTAAGAGTCATAGGTTCAACTTTCAGTTTTTGTGAAGGTTGATATCCATTACTCTTTGCAAGGCTTGCGTACTCATTAGCCTTGTTATCTTCGCCACGACCAAAGGAAACAGTGACTTCATTTTTAATTAAGTCACCCAAGTCGTTATCTCGAAGCCATTGATAAGCGCCCTCCCTGTTTGCTACAGGAATCGTTGCGCTATAAATCTCTTTTACTTCTATGGCTGAACCATCTTGAAGTTTAAGAGTTTTTAATTTCATAGATTCCATTATCTCCGGAATCACTTCAGCTGAAATTTTATCTGCTCTTTCTTTTTTATCCTTTAAAAGTTTTTCGTCTCTTTCGATTTCGTCTTCTAAAGATTGTAGAGATAGAACATGACTAGATAATGTATTTACATTAGCTATTTCATTTACTTGTTGTGGAGCATCCTCCACAAATTGTTGTGTTAGGTTTTCTTTACTCATCTATTTCTCCTTTCTCATATAGATTTATTTTAATTGGATAGTATGTACTTTCTTGTCTGTCCCATTTTAACAAATTATATTTACCACTTGTTATATCTGAGACAACAGAACAT